AAATAAAAAGAAGATTGAAGAAATAGTTAAAGTGGGAATGACACCAGGGGAGCTTCCACAAATAAACATGCCAGCAGAATTGGTTATATATAAAGACCCAGTATTTCCAGCGCTATTTCATTCAATGAGTGTTTGGGAGCCAAATGATAAAAAATATTAAACAGATAAATAATAAATCATTAAATTCCGAATACAATAAAATGATTTCAGAGATGTATGAGTATTCCTATAACTTTAACTCAGGATTAAAAATTGGCTTTAAGCCAAAAAAAATATCTTTAATTGATTACAAAACATTTAATTTTTTTTCAATGTATAATAAAAACATATACACATTGTATAAAGAGATAAGTAATTTGACAAAAGAGTATTGCATTGAAAAAGGAATTAATTTTGAAAGAAATTATTTTTATATACTTGGGAATATTATTAAAAATGAATATATACCGTTAGATACATATTTAAATTTTGCCCCTAATTATAAAACTACATTTATTGGATTTTATGTTATAAATTCTGATATGGATGAAATTTTTATAGAAGATGAAAAAATTGAATTAATACCTGGACAATTAATATTTTTAGACTCATCATCAAAGGTATTATTTAAAAAAATAAGTAGCAGATTTACAATGCTATCATTTAACATTTCTCCACTAGAATATCTATACAGGCAGTACTATCAGAAATGGATACCTTTAATATGATGAAAATAGAGTTTGTTCCAAAATATAGATTATATAAAAAGGCATTTCCAGAGCCAGTAAGTGTTGCATCTAGCATACCAGAATGGTGGAAACATCAAGAAAGTTATTTAAATAACGATCAAAATATTCATAATGGAACAATGATGCTAACAATTAAAAAATGCCAATCTATTTTTGACTCAATGACATTTGGTTATTATTTAAAATGCCCAGTGGATATGTTTATAGATGCAACTGGAGACAAGATAAAAGTAGAAGTAACATCTGAAATAATGGGGCTGCAACAGCAACATATTCTTTCGCATCATTTAAAAGAACAAATGGCCAAGTATCCAATCCCAGATTATTTTCACGAAGAAATTATTAGAATACATCCAATGTGGTTAATTAAAACAGAAGAGGGACATAGCGCTTTATTTATTTCTCCAATGCATGCAGAGGACTCCCCAATCAAAGCAATCCCTGGAGTCATAGACACAGACGCCTATATGTCAGACGGATATCTATCTTTTTTTGTTAAAAAAGGATTTAAAGGAATAGTTAAACAAGGAACTCCAATTATTCAGGTAATCCCATTTAAAAGAGAAGACTGGGAGAGCTCAATAAGCGACGATAGACAATCAGATACTAAAATAAAAGAAAAAACTTTACAAGTCAGATCAGTATTCCAAAATGGGTATAGGCTAAAATTTTGGAAAAAGAAAATATATAAATGACCAGTAAGCCTGTTAATAGGGTGCCCTATGAAGTAGAATCCTGGTCCTTAATGTCAAGAATGACCTTTGAACAAATATGTCATACCTCTAATTTGTTTCCAAAGTGGAAAGAATGGAAATATGTTAAATCTGATCCTGCCTATAAACAATCAATTCTAAAACCAGTAAACATGTATGTTCATCACTTTTCTAACCCGCCAGAGATAATAAAAAATTCTAAAAATAGTTTAACAATTAGATATTATAGTTACGGGGATATATTAATTCAAATAGCTGATCCATTGTTGGGGTATAAGGGATTATTTAAATCAAATCCAATTTATAGTTTTTTTTATGCAACCGATAAATGCTGGTTACGTCAATTTTATCCATCAGAAAATCAATACAATATTGTAGATCAGAGTGCAATTTCTAAAAGAATTTTTAAAATTTATATTCCTTGGTTTTTAGATATGGACCTAGACTATTCAATTAAGTGTAATATAGAAAATCCTTCATTAAAAATAATAGAAAAAACAGATTCCTTTACAAAAACAAACGAGAATGTTATAATAAAAGAAGCAAATTTTGTTGATTTTTATTTTACAAATTCTAAAAATCATATGGAAGACAATATTTGCGGGGTAATAAAAAGAGGTACGTATTTATTTGATATAGAAATAAATTCAAATAAAAAAACCATTAAAAAAATCATGAGGGAATATGAAAAAAGAATTAGTAATTAAATTCACACCAGGATTTTCAATTAATCCTGATGATTTAAATAATGGGAAAATCACCGAACCAGGTGAATCTAAAAACTACCTTCCAGATTGGTATAAAAAACTTTCTAAATTTTACAAGTCTAACAATATTAGCAGCCTTCACCCAATTAATGATAGAGGAACCGACGGAAGTGCTGCTTCAACAAAACTATGTATGCCATTTTTTGACTCATTAACTTCTGGATACATGTACACCCTAGACTACGATCTTCATGTCAGACAAGACAAAAATGGATTCCCGATACTTTCATGGGAAGGCGACAATATGATAGTCGATAAAAGATTAATGATAGACGTCCCAGTTCCCACACAGCACCACCCAATGCATTATGGATGGAAAACAAACTGGTATTCAGAGACGCCAAAAGGGTATTCTTTATTAATAACACACCCATTAAACAGACATGATTTACCATTTACAACCCTTAGTGGAATAATAGACTCAGATCTATGGCATACTCCAGTATTTATATCTTTCTTCCTAAAAAGGAACTTTATTGGTATAATACCTAAAGGAACACCCCTGTTCCAGATGATTCCAATAAAAAGAGAAGAGTGGGCCTTGGAAATAGATTACTCGATTAATGGAAAAGAAATAAATCAAATTAAAGATGAAAAAAGAAGGTCTTCAATTTATGCCTATTATAAAAATATAGTATGGCAACGTAAACAATATAAAGGGAAATAAATGATTAATAATATGCAAATAAATCAGCCAACAGGTAAAGAGCATAAATTTTTTGAAAGATATTTAGACAACGATCTTAGTCAATTGGCAGAGTTTTTACAAAATCAATATTCTAATATGGAAAACTTAAAGTTGTCTGGCATAACAGAGGTTACAGAAAAAGATCATTGGCTGTCATCAGATAGCGTATCTACTATAAAATGGAGAGAGTATAATGTTTTTCAATTTTATCATCCATCAATACATAAGCTATATAAAAACCTTGTAGAAATGGTTAAAGAAGCTTGTGAGTATTATGAAATTGATTTTGAAAAACAACAATACATGATTCAAGGCTGGTTTAATATTAATTATAACGACAAAGGAAAGCTAGACTGGCACGATCATGGCGGACCCTATGCCCCGTATTTTCACGGGTACTATTGCGTAAAAGCAGAGCCATCTACAACATATTATAAAGTTTTTGGCAAAGAAGTTGACAACTATAATAAAGACAACAGGCTCATACTATCAGAAATGGGACACCCACACGCAATGGGATCTTGGGATTGGGAAGGCCCCAGAGTAACAATTGCATACGATATAGTTCCATTAAAAAGTTTAATAGTAAACAATGCACAATCACAACACTGGATCCCAGTCACCTAATGGAAAACATTGGAGTATGCGTATATAGTTATCAAAATAAAAATTTATTTAAAACTATATTTGAAATTATAGATAAATCTAGTCAAAAAAATATTTTATATTTTTATATTATTGATCAAAATAGCGTAGACAGAACTAGATCCCTAGACAAACCAGATATTCACGCATCAATTGTTTATAGACACATAACATGGGATTCTATTAAAAGCCCAATTGCACATAAACAGGATGCCTTTAAGTTACTAAATAAAAAATATTATATGCAAATTGGAGACGATGTTTCATTAATTAAAAATTGGGACACATATGCAATTCAATTTTTAAACAGTAATAAAAACTCAATTATATCTGGCAACTCTACGGTTTCATTAAAAAATAAAAATTTATTTATGATAGAGGCAGAGAGAATGCTATCAAATAAATTTAATAGAATAAGTTATGTAGACAGAAATTTTATATTTGCGTTATCTGAAGATTTTGCAAAGATAAATTATCCAACCTATTTAAAATATTATGGAGAAGAAGAAAGTATTTCAATAGATTTAATTAATAGCGGAGTAGATATTTACAATTTCCCAGAGGAGTATATATCAATTAATAAAAATTCAGTAGAAGATAAATATGTTCCATTTTCTTTAACTCACAATTATAATCAATTTATTGAAAAATATTCAAAAGAAATTGAAAAAAACTTTAATGTAAATTTAACAAATCTGCCATTTGAAGATAGTGATGTTTCTTATGATACGGCTCAATCTCAAATAGATAGAATGGGCGGATTAAGATATCTTAATAGAATTAAGGAGATTAGGTAATGTTAATAAAAATAGTAGAAGATTTTATATCAGAACAAGATGCAAATATTTTAATTGATGAAATAAAAAATCCTTCAAAAGTAAATCCGTATCCAGAGTACTATAAGTATAGAAATGGCGGGACAGCTTTTCCGTATAACAACAGAGTAATGGATATTCTTAAAAAGTATTCAGTAAGAGCAAACTATATCCAGCAAGAATTTTTTAATTTAAAGGATAAAGTAATTGTTACCAAGGCTTTTGGATCTGGCTGGTCAGTAGGAACTAGCGGAGCCCCACACATAGATGCAATAGAAAAAGAGCCATTTATAGAATACAGTACCGTAATATATTTAAACGATGAGTATGAAGGCGGAGAAATATATTTTCCTAAACAGGGGTTTAAAACAAAAGCTAAAAAATATTCTGCTATATTTTTTCCAGGAAACGACCTTGCTTACTTGCATGGAGTTAAAGAAATTACTTCTGGAAACAGGTATACAGCGTTATATATGCAATCAACAAAAAAGGAATTTGAGGATCCAGACTTTAAGGTGGATCAATAATGCAATATGAAGAGTTAGCTTTAGGCGTAGTTTATTACAAAAATATTATAGATAGCCCCAAGGAATTAATCAATAAGATAGAGTCTTTAGAAGAAAAAAGAAGCATCCAAAAAGACTACAGATCAGAATCAGTAAGGCCTTGGCAAGCATGGGACTACGACCATGGGAATAAAGAAAAGACAATATTTTGTTGGCAAAAATTTTTACCAAAGCCAGAGGATATAGACGCTAATGATTATTTTTATAAAGAACAGCACGACATATCTTCACAGCTTTTTAATGGACTAGAGGATGGTCTGAAGCATTACTTTTCACTATATCCATACGCTGAAAAAAATATTAAATCTAGAGAAAAAACAATGCACCTGTTAAAATATAAAGAAAGCGGATTTTTGCCAGCCCACTCAGACCATGGAATAAGCAGCAGAGTTTTATCAGCACTTCTTTATCTAAATGATGATTATAAAGGTGGCAATATAAGATTTCCGCATTGCGGAATAGACATGAAACCAGAAGCTGGGAGTCTACTGTTTTTCCCATCAAATTTTGTTTACGTTCACGAAGTTGATGCGGTAACAAGCGGAACTAGATATTCATTGCCAAACTGGTATCACAATAGAAAAAACGCATACTACTCAGACGGGACAGAATAATGATTATAGTAACTGGATCAAGCAAGGGAATTGGAAATGCTATTGCTAATAGACTTTCTGAAAATGGACATGAAGTTTTAGGAATATCTAGAACATTGCCAAAAGACGAATCCAGATTTAAAACATACCAGGGTGACGTTACTCAAAAAGAGAGTTTAATAAAGTTGCAAAATGAGTTAAAGGAAAAAAATATAACTGTAACTGGGTTAATTAATGCAGCTGGGATTCTGGAAAATGTGCTCGTAGACTGGATCGCAAAGACACAGTCAGAAATTGAAGAGGTGTTTAATACAAATGTAATGGGAGTAATGAATTCATGTCAAGCCTTTATTCCATTAATGAATAAAAAACAACATACTCCAATTATTAATATGACAAGCATATCGGCACACGTACCAACAGATCTGATGATATATGGACCTAGCAAATATGCTATTTACGGATTTACAAAAAATTTAGCAAGAACTCTAAAAAATACATCAATCAGACCAAACTGCATATCTCCAGGACCTATATTCCCAACTGGAATGACAGAAGCCGTACCAGATATACTTCTTAAACACTATTCTACTTCACAAATTATCAATGGCAAAATCTTCTCCCCCCAAGACGTTTGTGACATAGTAGAGCTTTTACTAGACCCTAAATCAAATACTTTAACAGGTCAAGCATTCCATATTGGTGGGATCTAAACCATATTGGTGGTATAATTTTTAAATGTCATACTCTTATAAAATATTAAAAGACCATCCAATTGGATTCTGGGAGCTAGATGATTCCACGACCACAGCAATAGACATTTCTGGATGCGGTAATAATGGAGTTTATACAGGAAGCCTTCCAAGCCAAACTAAGATAATGCCAATGGTTTCTGGAGGCCAGTACTCAGCAAAAATTACTTCCATATCAAAAATAGAGTTTGCAATTATTAATGATTATTACGCACAAGCAGCAGGGGGAGGATTTGGAACGCTAGACACAGCGGACAATGAATTTACGCTAGAGTGTTGGATTTTACCAAAAATATCTTCTACAAACCTTACTCCAATTTTTATAGATTCTTCTAATGATCTTGGAATTGCTTGGCAAAACAACAATATTATATTTGTTATTGGCACCGAGACTTTAGAGTACACAGTTCCAGAAACTAATAAGTCTATTTATGTTGTATGCAAATATTCAGTAAATTCAGCATCAATATATTTAGACGGGAACTTGGCTATTAGCAAAACAATAACTGGCGTTCCCTTTGAAAATACACAGGTCTTACTAAAGTCTGGGCCTACACAAAATAGCGCAGACGAGTTTTTAATAGATAATCCAGCAGTGTATAGATACTCTTTATCAGAAAAACAAATTAAAGATCATTACCTAAGTAATCAAAATACTTTACCAATACAGATTGCGTATCCAGACAATGGAGAAATTTTTAATATTTATGACAATGGAATGAGAACATCATTTACTTATAATTATCCAAAAGATAAATCTTGGCAATATTTTTTAACAGAGGATCTTACGCTAGGCAGGTCAGAAGAATATATTCAATTATCTAAAACAGATTTATTAGAAACAAAAGAAGTTATTTTAAAAGATATTATATCTATGCCTTCTGGTATATCAATGGATTCTTCAAAAATTCAATGGGACGGTAGCTCTGGAATTTCTGTTTATACAAGTCTAGACGGGGTGTCTTATGAACAATGCGAAAATGGGTATTCTATACCTCAATACAAATATTCAAATTTTAACCAACAAAGATTTTTTCATTTAAAAATAGTAGTTTCTTCAACAGACTCCTCTAGATATATTCCAAAACTTTATTCATTATCAGTAAATTTTTACTCTGAGCAAATAGCTTATTCTAAAAATGGAGCGTCTTATGTTTATAAAATAGATAACCTAGATTATAGCCTTGGCAAAGAGGCCTATCCAATATTATCAATGAATAAATTAAATGGAGTATTGGTCCCAAATAATTCAGGGTTTAAGGTAGATCTTCCATATGATACAAATAGCATTGAGTTTTTTTATACTCCAAGCAGCATACTAAAAAGTTTATTAATATCATCTACTGGTACGGAATTTAGCTGGGCGGATAGCGGGTCTATATCAAAAACTAATATATCTAAAATATACGTAAATGGTGAAGATAAAACAGCACAATCAAATATATCCAATGTATTAAATTCAGGATATTTAAATCATATTGTAATTGTTTTTCAAGCACCTATCTCTGGAGATCTGGTCTTTAATTATAAAAGCACTGGGTCTAAGAAAGGCTCATATCAGCATATAACCCTATATAGGGATGCTTTAGATCAAAACAAGGCAAGAACTCATTACAATTTATATACTGGAAGATCAGTATATACCTCTACCGCATCTGCCATGTCGGTGACAGAAGGATCTGCTAAAATATATAATAATGACTGGATTGTTATTCAAAATTCATAAAACTGTCCACCATAGCGACAAAATGTGGACATTAATTAGAAAGAATGGTAAAATTAACACCTAATGGACATTAAAAGAATTAATCAAAAAGTAATAGAGGAAACCACACTAGGAATTTATGTGTGGGAGATGCCAGACGGAAGATGGATTGGCGATGACGATGGAAACTTTTTATCAATAACAGCTAAAAAAGGTAACCGATCAAAGATGGATTTGTTGGCGAGAGAAGTAAGATCATATGGAATACACGAAGGACAGCCTAAATTTTTATCAGGTAGACGTAAAGTTGACGACGAAGAGTTTCAGCATCAAAAACAAAGACTAGAATGGGGACTAACACCAGATCCTCTTGACATAGGTGTTTACAAAGATTCATTAAAAAGCGGAGGCAAACAATAAATGGAGTTTATGAACGAAGACCCCAGCGTCTCAGAAACTATTGACATATCAAACTCTGCAGACTGGATAAAGTTTAATAATAAAGAAGTTGTATTAAGTAATGATCCATTTAGCATTGAAGGCGAAGAGTTAAAGAAAGTTAATGGACTAAGCCCAACATTTCGTAGAAAAATATCTAGAGAGTTTCAAAAACGTTTTATAGGACAAGAAGGAACTGGAACTCAGCAGAATCTATTGCAGCAAGCAGTTACTGGATACGCAATGTTTGACCTTGTTCAGCCAGTCTATAATTTAGAATATCTTTCAAAAATTTATGAGATATCACCTTACAACTATTCAGCAATTAATGCAAAAGTTGCTAACATTGTTGGACTCGGATACTCTTTTGTAGAAACAAAAAAAGCAAATGATGCTTTAGATAATATTAATGATAAAAAACAATTAGAACGTGCTCGACGTAAATTAAATAAACTTCGTCAAGATTTAGATTATTGGCTAGAGGAAACAAATGAAGAAGAAACATTTACAGAAACATTAGTAAAAGCTTATACAGATTTAGAGGCTACTGGCAATGGATACATTGAAATTGGAAGAACCGTGTCTGGCAATATTGGGTACATCGGACATATACCATCCAAGACAATGCGGGTACGTAGACTTCGTGACGGATTTATACAACTTCTTTATGGCAAGGCAGTATACTTTAGAAACTTTGCAGATCAAGAAACTCCTAACCCAATTTCTGGAGCAGAAGATCGTCCAAATGAAGTTATTCATTTAAAGAAATATACGCCAATGAACAATTACTACGGAATCCCAGATATAATTGCTGCACAAACTGCAATGGCAGGAAATGAATTTTCTGGAAAATATAACTTAGATTATTTTGAAAATAAAGCGGTTCCAAGGTATATAATTACAGTAAAAGGTGCAAAGCTTTCACCAGAATCCGAACGTAAACTACTAGAATTTTTCCAAGTTGGGCTAAAGGGTAAAAACCATAGATCACTCTATGTCCCACTTCCAGCGGATACATCTGACTCTAAGGTTGAATTTAAAATGGAGCCTATTGAGGCAAACCCACAGGAGTCTTCATTTAATGTATACAGAAAAGCAAATAGAGATGAAATCCTTTTAGCACACAGAGTCCCAGTAAATAAAATTGGAGTTCCAGAAGGAGTCAGCCTAGCTTCAGCAAGAGATGCAGATAAAATGTTTAAAGAACAAGTTTGTAGGCCAGCTCAAGATATTTTAGAAAAGAAAATAAATAGAATTATTTCTGAAAAAACAGATGCATTAATGCTTAAATTTAATGAATTGACTTTAACGGACGAAGATACACAATCTAAAATTGATGAAAGATATTTAAGAATGCAGGTGATTACCCCCAATGAAGTTAGAATTAGAAAGGGTATGATACCGATGGACGGTGGAGATGAGGTTGTTGATTTGCAGGCACAAGCAGCCGAAATCAAGGCTCAGGCATTAAATACCAGAAATAGAACTCAGGAAAGATCGGCCAATTCACCAGATAGTTCTGGGGAAGCCAGAAATCCAAAAGGTGAGGGTAGAGTCACAGCTTAATTATTAGGCAACCATTATTTGCCTTTTTAAATATACAAAGATAAAATTGAGCATATGAATATTGAAAAATCTTATTGGTCCAGCAATGGCGATAATATCAGCCTATCAGTTCCATTCACAAAAGTAAACCGTGAAAAGAGAACTGTATCTGGTTTTGCCACACTAGACAACCTAGATCAAACAAATGACGTTGTAACCGCAGAAGCAAGTCTAAAAGCATTTGAAGGTTTCCGTGGAAACATTAGAGAAATGCACGGGTCAAACGCAGTTGGTAAAATGGTTTCATTTAAGCCAGAAACATACTTTGATGCAAAAAGCGGAGAATTTTATAACGGAGTTTATGTAGATGCATACATTTCTAAAGGTGCACAAGATACATGGGAAAAGGTTTTAGACGGTACTCTTTCAGGATTTTCAATTGGTGGAAAAATTATTGAGTCTGATAACGAGGTTAATAAATCTACAGGTCAATCAGTTCGTTTTATTAAAAACTATTCTTTACTAGAGCTATCAGTCGTAGATTCTCCAGCAAATGAACTATGTAACATTATCTCAATTTCCAAAATGAATGGTCAATTAATTTTTAAAGGAATTGCAACAGAAGTTTCAACAGAAAATATTTTTTATTGTGAAGAAAGCGATTCTGTTTTTATGTCAAAAGAAAAAGAATTTAATTCTCCAATAACTGGTAAGCCAGCAAGTTTAATTGGCTGGGTAGAAAGTAACGATGTAAACAAAGCTAAAGAAATAGAAAAGATTCTTGCTTCATTTAAGAAGTCAAGATTAACGTTGCCTGAAACACAAACAATAGCAAAACAGGCAAACGCACAAGGAGGTAATGAAGTGTCAGAAAACACAGAAACAGTAGCAGTTGAAGAAACTGCTCCAGTAGAAGTTTCAGCACCTGCACAAGATGCAGTAGTTGAAAAAGCTGTTACAGAAGACGTAGTAGCAGATACTTCTGCCGAAACCGTTGAAAAAGCAGCAGACGTCTCAGAGGTCGTTGTTGATGAACCTGATTTTGCAAAAATGTTAGGTGATTTAAAAGGCTTTTTCTCAGATACTCTAAGCAAGGCTTCAGAAGCTAATGCTGCACAGGTAACAACTATTAAAGAAACAGTTGAAGCTTTCAGCAAGAGCGTTGAGACTCAAATCTCAGAGTTGGCAGATAAACACACAGAACTCAGCAAAACAGTTGAGAACATCAAGAGCACGATTGATAATGTAGAAAAGCGTGTCGACGCAGTAGAATCAGAGACTGCAATTAAGAAGTCCTCAGACCTTGGCGGGTCTCAGGAAGTAGTAATACAAAAATCAAAATGGAACGGTTCTTTCCTCGGTTCCGTAAACGAACTATTTAAATAAAGGGTAGGTGAAATAAATATGAGCAATGAATTATTAGAAAAAGCAATAGCTGCTGATACAACAGCAACTGGAACATTTGCTTCAACAACTGGAGGAACTGGAATTCACACAGGGTCAGAAAATGGCAATGGTGGATTACTTAATCCAGAACAATCAGCTCGATTTCTAGACTACATGTTCGATGCAACCGTAATTGGTAAAGTCGCACGTACCGTTAGAATGAAATCTGATACAACTGAAATTGATCGCATGGGCGTAGGCGAAAAGCTTATGAAGCTTGCGACAGAAGGAGATAACGCAAACAGCGGTAACGCTGCTGTGACATTCTCAAAAATTTCTTTGACAACAAAGAAGTTACGTCTAGATTGGGAACTTTCAACTGAGTCTCTAGAAGACAATATTGAAGGTGCAGATCTAGAAGATCATATTGCACGTCTGATGGCAACACAGGCTGGTAACGATATTGAAGATTTGGTTCTTAACGGAAACACATCTCTAACAGGTGATCAACTTTACAAAGCATTTGACGGAACCGTTAAGATTGCAAAAGCAGACGGTCACGTAGTAGATGCTGGTGGAGCCGCAATTACTCGTGCTGTATTTAACAGCGCATTAAAGGCACTTCCACGTAAGTACAAGCAACGTCGTACAGACCTTCGCTTCTTGTCAGGTTCAAACCTGATCCAGGATTACTTATATGCAACTTCACAAAATATCCAAAACGTTAACCCACAAGATATTGCTTCTGGCATTATCCGTGGCGAGGTAGCACCTGTATCTGGCCCAGCTGGATACGTAGCTCCATACGCATTTGGTATTCCAATCGTTGAAGTTCCATTACTAAGCGAGACACAAACTGGCTCATACTCAGGAGCAACAGGATCACACGGTGACGTCCACTTGACATTCCCAAATAACGTAGTTATTGGTATCAAGCGTGATGTAACTGTATACCGATTCTTCTGGCCAAAGAAGGACTCAATCGAGTACACAATGTATACTCGTGTTGGTGTTGCAATTGAGCAAGCAGATGCTTGGGTAGTAGTAAAGAACGTTAAGATTGCTTCCTAATTAGGAATTAATCTAAATAGAGGCCCCCAATTAATTTTGGGGGCTTCTCATTTTAATTTAGTAATGCTATAATTAAATAACCTAGACTAAGGAGAATATATGTCATTTGAGACATTAAAATTAGCTGAACTTAAAAAGGTTGCCGAAGACTTCGGAGTAGACTTAGAAAACTTAAAAAGCAAAACAGACATAATTGCTGGACTATCAGAAGAAGGTGTAACTTGGGCGGTATACTCAAAAACACTTAAAGATATAGATGATGCAAAAGAAGAGATTGAAGTTTTACCAAGATTTGATGTAAAGAAAAAACAAAATAAAGACGAAGTTCTTGTAAGAATGGATAGATCTAACCATAGGTACGATACAATGGGATACACGTTTACAAAAGATCATCCTTTTGCAGCAATGTCAGAAGAGGCAGCTCAAGAAATTTTTGATAAGGAGGAGGGTTTTAGATTAGCCACACCAAAGGAAGCACAAGACTTCTACAACTAATTTAAACCTTTAATATGGCAGAAGTATACATAAATAGTAATTCACCAACAGCAACAAAAATAATTTTTGGTGGCGAAATCATAAATGCAGACAGTGATTACGTCATGGCTACAGTTTATGATATTACAGAAGATCCTGCCGTATCACCAGCAGTAAATCCAGCAACCCCAGTTCTTTCTATTCAGGCAACAAAAATAGAAACTGATAATGGTTCATATAAAATAAATATTCCATATAATTTAACTAATAGAATAAAAAAGTTTAAGGTTAATTGGGCATATCAAATAAATAGTCAATCTCAAAGCCATGCAACGTATGTTGATGTGGTACAGCCATATTGCAATCTAGCAGAAGCGATTGAGGATATGGGTTTTGGAACTGATTCATCTGATCCTAACTATAAAACATATCACGAACTGGTAATGGCAGAAAAGTATGCACGAAAAGTAATAGAAAACCATACGGGCCAAAAGTTTTGTCTATACGATGATGTTCAAATTGCCTACGGTTCGGGCTCAGACATCCTCCCATTACCTTTTAAATTAAACACATTACATAAACTATATTCAAATGATATCTTACTAGTAGATACTATTAATCAAATAAATAATTGGAATTATTCAACTCAAGTAACAGAATCTGGTTTTGGAATAAGAATTAACAGAGCAGAAATGCTGGACAATACAGTCTACACAGCAAACGGAATGGTTCCTCCATCCATCAACGATTATGGTTACGGAGTCTTTATTAAAGACTACAGATATCGTGTGCAAGGAAGATATGGATGGGACAACGTACCAGATGATATTGAAATAGCATGTATAGAATTAATGAAAGATTATTTTTCTAAAGACTCTATTTGGAGAGCAAAATACGTAAACAATGTTCAGTCATTTGATTGGAAGTTTGAGTACAATGCAGAGGCATATCGTGGAACAGGAAATGTATACGTAGACCAAATACTTCTTCCATATGTATTAACTCAATTAATGGTAATTTGATGTTTCGAGTAGTAGATGCTTCGTTTTCTATGCTTATGGATGTCTACAAGCAATCGGACTCTCAAGACGTATCTACTGGGGCAATCAAAAAAGAGTGGAGCTATATAAAAACAGTTTCTTGTTATGCAAAAGGCGTTATTAGTAACACAGCCACAGCACGAAGTGGTGACAGGCAAGTTCTTGGAACTAAATACGAAAACGTTCAAGTTATAGAAGTTAGAACAAACTCAAAGCTATCAATTAGAGAAAAAATAACAAATATTAGAACAGGGAATGGCGAAAATATTTGGACAGAATTAGATTACCCTAATGATACCCCAACCGTATTTGAAGTAGTCGGAGTAACCCCAATGACAGATCCATTTGGAGATGTACTTGCTTGGAGTGCCGTACTAAAAAGATCGGAGAACCAGCAAATTGGAATCTAACGTAATGTTATTGCAGGCCGCTTCTGGACTAGAGCGGTTAATGCACGGTCAACCTAAAGACTCCTTAATCAGAGACAGTAATGTAGCGCAAATATCAGCGGCTTTATATTATGAAGCTAATGTTATAGCTAAATTTAGTAAGAGCAAAAGATTTAAAAATGCATTTAAGAAAACAATCTTTACACAGATAAATAAAGATTTTGGAGAACACATAGATGCTCAAGCTAGATCAAAGCCAAAATCATTACACCATGTCTATGAGTGGCAAAAGGCTGGAAATAAAAATGCTAGGCTATTTAAATTAAAAACAATTGATGGCGATGGTATTTCATTTAAGGTAAATTATGAGTTACAGCCATCTAAATCATTTGTCCCATCTCCAGAAAATAATAGAAAGCATGTTTTTGTTAATAAAGCGTCCGTGATGGAAGCAGGCATGCCCCTAATAATTGCTCCACGCCATTCTGAGAGGCTAGTATTTGAATCTAATGGTAGAACAGTCTTTATGCCAATAGGGGCCTCAGTGACCGTTAAAAGGCCAGGAGGACCTAGTGTTAAAAATCAATTTACATTATATTATTCAAGATTCTTTAGTGGTAATTTAGTAAATAACGCTATTAGAAAATCTGGATTTCAACAGATATTTAATTCAGAAATTTCCAAGGCATTAAAAATACCTGCTCCAATTAAAAGAGTTCAATATTCATTCTCTCCAAACTCAATTAGATCTATGGCGGACTCAGCAGTAGAACAATCATTTGGGGGTGCAATGATATGACAGCCAATTATAAATTAGACGCCATGTTTGAAATTAGAAAGTATTTATGGGAAAACCTATGCTCGTATAATGTCTTCGATCCAGAAGAGTATTATAGCGATTCTCTTGGAGACGTCATAATCCCTATTATCCCAGTTCAACAGTCCCCAGAAATGAATCAATTTTTAAGCGGGAAAAAGCATATTGTATATGACAAGGTTGGATTATCGTATGAAGAAAATTGGCTAATATGTTGTGAGCAAATACTATTTACTGTTTACTCTACAGATGTCTCTGAAATATCAGAAATTCGAAATCTAATGACAGACCTATTTAGACGTATGGACGACTCTGCTGGAGACATAAATAAATCAGATAACATAAATGATAAATTTAAATTTCATAGTATATTTATAGCAGATATATCCCCAACGGCACCTTCTCAAGAGCTCCAGGGGTTCCTTTCAGCAGATATAACATTAGAGGTTAAATACTCTAGAATAACAAACCAGGCAGGAAGATTCTTATAGGTTGCTTTTAGTCAACTTGTTCCGTATAATTGGATACGAGGAAAGAAGCCTAGCCAGCTTGATTTTAGGATTTAAATATATATATATATTGAAATACAGGAGGTAGTAAATGTCATTTAACAATGCCAAAAATATTCTTGTAGGTGCATCACCACTTTTCATTTCTGAGAAGGACTCAACACAGTCAGGTTATGTAGTACAAGAACCAGGATCAGTAGCAGCAGCTGCTTTTGCACCTGGAGTTTCATACACAACAACATTAAACGCTTTAAATGGTTCAAAGTATCGTAACGTTGGTTTTACCAACAACGGTCTTCAAATCACTTATAATCCAACATACGATTCAGTAACAGTAGATCAGCTACTTGATACAGCTAAGCTGTTCAAATCTGCGATGGAGGTTATGATTGCAACAGAAATGGCCGAAGGAACACTAGAAAACGTTCTAGTAGTTTTCGGACAGGCTGGAGAACCAACAGCAGTAGGCTCAGGAAATACAAAGACAGAAACAATCGGTCTTGAAGCAGGAGCTCTTGGTATTGCACCAACAGAGCGTCAGCTAATTGCCGTAGGTCAAGCACCTACAGCAGATGCCGCAAAAGCTGAGCGTATTTACTATGGACGTCGTGTTTTGTCAGTACAACAGTCACAGTTTTCTTTGGCTCGTACCCAAGCAACAACATTCCCAGTAACATTCCGTCTTCTTCCAGATTCAGCATACTCTGGTCAAGAATACGGTAAGATTATTGACCGTACATTAACAGTAGCTTAATTTAATTTAATTAAATTATAGAGACCCCCATTGATTTGGGGGTCTTTCTATTTGTAGTGATAATGCCTATATGTTATAATAATTTAGACAATCCTAGGAGGATAAATTGGCTACAACCGTATACAATGTAGAAGAAATTGAGCTGCAAAATGGTTCAAAGATTAAATTAAAGCCACTAAGCATTAAGGCACTACGCCTGTTTATGGCAGAGATTCAAAAAACACAATCGGCAGAAAATGAAGAAGAAACATTAACAATTCTAATTAACGCATGTGGAATTGCAATACAGTCACAGTTACCAGATTTGGTAGCAAATAAAGATTTACTAGAAGAAGCTTTGGACATGCCAACAATCAATCGCATTCTTGACGTTTGCGGAGGGATCAAGCTTGACGACCCAAACCTTCTAGCGGCAGCGGTTCTGGCTGGTCAGAACTAGATTTAGCCGCTTTGCTAGGAGAAGTTTTTCTTTTAGGTAATTGGAAAAATTACGAAGAACTAGAAGAAAGTCTTTCAATGCCAGAGTTAATACAAACATTTAAGTCTATGCAAAAGACTGAAGAAGAAAAAAGAAAATTCTTGGCTTCTCTACAAGGTGTAAACCTAAATGGAGAAGAAAAAACAGAAGGTCCAACCTTCGAAGATATTCAAAGAAGGGCTTTAGGAATAGATGCATCAGGAGATGATATAGTTTCTTTACAAGGCCCACTTGCAGCACAGCAAGGATTTGGTATTGGGGCAGGGTTAGGATACTCTAAGGGGTAGAATATAGTTAATGGCTGAAGAACAAATAGTAACGAACATAGTTGCTAAATCTGATTTCTCAAATCTTATTACAGATCTTAATAAGGTATCTTCAGCCTTAACAGGTTTACAAGACAAACTACAAGCAACCAATAAAACATTAGCGGCACAAGTTGCTGTAATGAATAGATCCTTTGCAGAAACAATGCGAAGCACAGGTCAATTCTCAACACACTTTGTTAGTCTAAGTTCAGACGTAGAAAAATTTGGCTCCCAATTAGATAAAGGCCAGATGAAGCTTGGTAAGTTTTTTCAAACTTACTCACAGCATGTAAAAACAAACGGCGGATTGATAAGAGATTTAGCTAAACAACAAGTACAATTACAAAATTCAATTCTTCAACCATTGGGAAGAAATGCTGAAGGTCTTATGCAGTATAACGTGCATATACCAAGAGGCTTAGATGTAGTTAAAAATAAAACAGCAATAGCAAAACAAGAATTAATGATCATGAATAAGGTTATTCAAGAAGGTGCTGGTCAATTAATTAACTGGGGTAAAAATACACAGTGGGCTGGACGACAATTAACAGTAGGACTAACAGTGCCAATTGCAGCATTTGGAAAAGCTTCCGCAGATGCATTTAAAGTAGCTGACCAAGAACTTGTTAGATTGACAAAAGTTTACGGAGGTATTGCAGCAACTTCTTCACAAGAACTTGGTAAAGTAAGACAAGATGTAATAAAAACTGCAACCGAAATATCAAAGGCTTATGGGCGTTCATTTTCAGATACAATTGCATTAGCTGCCGATATTGCTGCTACTGGAAAACAAGGGAATGAATTATTAGGATCTGTTAGAGAAACAAGTCGTCTTGCAATACTTGGTGAAGTTGACAGACAAGATGCAATGAAAGCAACACTTGCAATTCAAACAGCATTTAAACAAAATACAGAGCAGCTATCTGAATCAATTAACTTTCTTAACGCAGTTGAAAACCAGACATCAACAACACTTAATGATTTAGTAGAAGCAATTCCTAAAGCAGGACCAATTGTTAAAGGTCTTGGTGGAGACGTAAAAGATTTAGCTCTTTATTTAACAGCTATGCGTGAAGGTGGAATATCTGCCTCTGAAGGAGCAAACGCACTAAAATCTGGTTTAGCTTCTTTAATTAACCCAACAAAAGTTGCAAAAGGAATGTTTGAAGGGTTTGGAATATCTTTAACAGATATAGTTCAAAGAAATGCAGGAGACACAACAGCAACTATATTAGAGCTACAGTCAGCATTAGAAACATTGAACCCATTACAAAAACAACAAGCTTTAGAGCAGTTATTTGGTAAATTTCAATTTGCCCGTATGAATGCTTTGTTTGAAAACCTTGGCAAACAAGGAAGTCAAACTTTACAAGTAATGGATTTAATGAAAGCAAGTTCTCAAGATTTATCAAATATTGCTGGTCGAGAATTATCAATGGTTACAGAATCTGCATCTGGTAAATACCGTAGAGCAATAGAAGGCCTTAAAGCCGATCTTGCTGGTATTGGAGAACAGTTCTTAAAAATTAATACTACATTGATTAATTTTGTTGATGGTATATTAAAATTTGCACAGTCATTACCAAATCCAATTAAGCAAGCATTAGGATTTTTAGGAATGATTACAGCCGCAGCTGGTCCACTAATTATGTTAACTGGTGTACTTGGAAACTTTTTTGGATATATTATTAAAGGTGCTTCACATTTTAGAGCTTTCTTTAAAGGCGGAGAAGGATGGAAGCTACTAACACCAGAAATACTTGCAGCACAAAAAGCTGGCAATTTAGTTGAGCAAACATTTTATAGCGATGCAAAAGCAGCCGCTATATTAAAACAGGCAATAGCATCTTTGTCTGCAGAATTTGGAACATTAGAACAAAGAGCAATGTCAGCCGCAGTAGCAGTAAATCCAGCAGTATCAACTGTTGGTGGAACAACAATATTAGCTGGAAGCGTAAACCCATCGCACCCACTTGTTGGAAAACCAGGAACTAGAGCGGCAGCACATCATAACCCAAGATCTGGCATGTCTCAATCACAAAGAGATTCACAAACTATTCACTCAGTTACACCAGCACCAATTCCTGTAAATCAAAAAATAGGGGCTGTGCCACAAATATTTATGGGAGACAATTTCCCACAGTATGAAGGTTTAACAACTGTTAATAAAGTTTCAACTGGAATTGTTGCAGGAGAAGCGGCCAAATGGCATGCTATGATGGGTTCTTTGTCTATGATGACAAAACAAGAAGTTGCTGCGCTTAAAAAAGAAATTGCTAGAACTGGAACATTCAGCGCAGAAATAAACAGTACATTTAGTCAACTTCTACCAGCAATGACAAAACTAACATCGAATGCAGCAACAGAGTCAGCAGCAATTGTTAGAGAGCTTCAGTCTGGTAAAATAACAGTAGATGCGGCTCGTATAAAAATTATTGCAGTTAATGCTGAACTAGAAAGATTGATGGCTCAAACAACATCACAAGTAGCAGCAGGATTAGGAAGAACTGCAAACTTAACTCAGGTTCCTTTAGTTAATCAGCCTATTGTAAGTAATACTGGAAAATCAAATATTAAAGAAATATTTAGACCAAATAGAAAAGCATCTGGAATTCTTGATAAAATTGCTAAAACATTAGGAGTAAGAACTTGGGGAGGCGGGTACTCAACAGAAACAACAATGCCTAAAAAGTTTGCTGGCGGAGTTGCGGCACTTGGAGCCAATCTTCCAAAATTTGCCAACCCAAGAGTTGCAAAACAAGCAGCTCAATATCTAAGAAAATTTGCCGAAAGATCACGTATGATTGGTGGAGTAAAATCAACTTCAAATAGATCTCCTAGAGTTGGTGCAGAGTCTGGAGCTGGGCTATCGTATGGAGAAATATATAAAAGAAGTTCAGCAATTTATAAGGATCCAGCGTATCAAGCATATGGAATAACCCCCACAAAAAAATTACCTGGAAAAGATGATGAGTATTTAATTCATGCAATGGTTCCTGGCTTTTTAAGAAGAACTAAATCTTTATCTTCAAAAGGATCTAGTGGAGTTATAAGTAAAGATCAGTACTCAGATTATAATTTAGAATTATCAAAATCTGTTGGAAGCAAAGAGTCTCTTCAGGTATTGCCAACTCAATTTATTAAAAACAGAAAAGGTTTTAATGAGGGGCTTAGAGATGGCACCGCTACAGCAGCTGACTTTAGGGACGTATCTGGAGAAGATATGGTCAGTTTATTATTATTTCTTAAAGATCAAAAAGTTCCTGCATCTGAAGCTAGATTGCTTGCACAAAAAGCAGCTCAAGTTTTAAATGCAAAAGTTCGTGCACAAAATGGAAATATAACAGAAGCCCTTTTTGGCAAAATGGTTAATGATTCATCAAGAAGAGCAATTAGATCTGGATTCCATCCAAAAATGACAGCTGTTACAAATGAATTGGCAACTGATCCACATATGAGGAATAGAGGATTAATTCCAACTCCTTTCAAAAATGGAGTTTCACAGCTACCAGGTTATGGCGGAGGAGACAGTATTCCAGCACTTCTTGAACCAGGAGAATCAGTTGTAACAAAAACTGCAACATCTGGAAATCAAAATGCAATTACATTAATGAACCAAGGATATCCAATAGATAGAATGCTTGGATTTAAAAATGGCGTTACTAATTTAAAAATGCCTGTTAGAAAATATGCTTTGGGCGCTACTGCAATACAAATGATTGGCGGAACTGCTGGATGGATGGGCGGTCAATCATTAGGCTCAATGGCTGGCGGAGATATGGGCGGAATGATAGGAGGCATGGCAGGATCTATGATGATTCCAGCAATGCTTTCAAGGACATCAAAAGTAGCAGACGATACAGTTCCAAAACTAGGAAGATTTAAGTCAGCACTCAATGCAATAGTAATGCTACCTGGACCAGTTAAATTATTAGGCGGATTAATGGCAATAGGTGCCGCCGTTAAAACAGTCAATGACAAAATCAATGAACATCGTCAAATTATTAATTTAGCTTTTGGACCAAGCGAAGATGCTGCACAAAGATTGGGTATTAAATATAATTCATTAACAAATCAATTAAAAGATTTTGCTGAGCAAACAAAGCTAAGTAAAGCAAACATTGAAGAGTATTATGCTGCAACTCAAGCTTCTGGTGTTCCTGGTCTAAATTTAACAATTAAACAACTTAAAGAATTAAAGACAACTATAGAAAAAGACTTCCCAGATTATGTAAGCATGTTTAATAAGGCAGATCCAGGAGAAGTAATAGTTAAAGCACAACAGCTAAAGGCTCAACTAGTAGCTGGTGGAATGGGAGCAGAAGAAGCTACAAAGAAAATATACGCAATGATCTCTGTCTCAGACAAAGCAAATCAAGCTGTTCAAGCAATAGCAAATAGTGGATTTGCTGCAATAAAAGACAAGGCCACCGCAGCAGTACAATCCGTTAAAACATTTAATGCATTATTAAAAGAAGGTAATACGGATCAACTTTCTTTATCATTTGATACAGTAATAACATCTTTACAGTCCGCAGAAAAATCATTAGTTGGCACTAAAGATGCACAGGGTAAATTAATAACAGAAGCGGAAGCATTCAATTTAACACTGGAGTCAATCAGCAATAAGCAGATGGGCAACAATAAACTAAACCAACAAGGCGTAGACGCTCTATCTAAACAAAATGCAGTAATGGGATTAATTGTAAATAAATCAGATACAATTCAGGGTGCTTTTGCTAAAATGAAATTATATTTAAGTGGCATAGATGTTGATATAAAATCAATGAGCTCAGAAATGTCTATCCTAGCCGCAAAAGCCGTTGGCTTGGCAACTCAAAATCTAGTAGGCGGTAAATACAAAACAATAGCAGATGAAATAACAAGACTAACAACTATTGGGTCTTCAGATAAATCAGTTAAAGCACAGCAAAGAATTCAAACAAATTTAGATGATCAAATTAAAAAACATCAAAAAATTATTGATCAAATTAAAGAAGAGGCTGACGCAAGAGTAAAGGGTCTTGAAAGACAAAATTCAACAGAAGATTATAATTTACAAATAAAGAAGCTTCAAATTGAATATCAGGAAAGACTTGCCTCTGGAGATATGTCTGGTGCAGCGCAGGCTCAAATAGATATTCAATCACTTTCATCATCAAGACAAAAAGATTTAGCAGTAAATGCTATCAGGGATAAAGAAGCGGCAGACATAAAAGCACAAGAAGCAATTATTGAGGGCTTACAAAAGAAGATTGACGGATCTCAAGCAACAATTAAAAAAGCAACAGATTCAGCAGATGCTAGTTTAAAAAAGGCAGCAGAACTTCAAGTTACCTTAAACGAATTGGTTACAGCAACATTAAATGCTGCAAACGGTACTCCTGATCAAAAACAATTAGCTAATCTGCAAACTAAATTAAAAGGACTTGGGTTTAAAGATATAGCAAATTCTATTGGTGGACAAGGTCCACGTATTCCGTACGCAGATGATTTTCGTACACAATCAACTGGAATAGAAAGTATTGGAAAATCTGCATTGTCTGAAGTAATAAATAGTAATAAAGAATTAAAAACAGCTGATGCTGCTCTTCTTGCATATTTTACAAAATCAAAATTTGGACAAACTGGAGTAACTCCTACTACATTAACTTTAAATAAAGGAACTAAATATCAATCAACTGGACAGTTTGTACAATCATCTGAGCTAGCAAAATCTGGAGTTAAGCCTGGCAAGAATGGATATGTTGGACAAACATTTGTTGGGTCAGACGGATCTACATATGAGATTACAGGAGATGCTGGGTACTACGGACTGTCAGTTAAAAAGAAAATGGCAACTGGAGGATTTATATCAGGAGCTGGAACTGGCAAGTCTGATTCTATTCCTGCAATGCTCTCAAATGGAGAGTACGTAATAAATGCTGATTCTGTTAAAAAATATGGAGTACAAACATTTAATGCTTTTAATAATAAAAAATATTCAATGGGTGGACCCGTAACAAGAATGCCTTACTCAGCAGGAGGACTAGCATCATCAGCTAACTCTTTATATAATATTAATGTTACACTTAACGGATCAGATCTTGATGCAAATGATGTAGCAAGAGCAATTCATAGAGAAATGAAAATGCGTGAAATAGCCTCTGGAAGGAGTAGAAACATATGAGTATAGTAACAATGCCCAGAGGATCTATTCTTCAAATTCAAGGGTATGATGCATCTGCAAATGGCGGGGATGGATCATTAAAATATAACAAGGTTTCAGAGCACAACAGATCTCAATTTGACATTTCAAGTGAGCGTATTGAAAGACAACAAAGAATGTCTAATGGAACACTTAGAAAATATTTTGTGGCAGATAAAAAGACATTTACCTTATCTTGGGACATGCTACCATCATATAGAACGTTAACAGTTGATGGCGCATGGGGAGCAGAAGATTTAAGAACATTTTATAGCAGTGCCCAAGGACAATCATCATTTAATATTAGAGTGAATTTAGCAAAAAACGGAACCAATCAGGAATCAGCAAACTATGAAGAGTACGTAGTTGTATTTAGCAACTGCAACTTTACGGTATTAAAAAGAGGTATGCAGCCATTTTGGAATGTATCAATAACACTGGTAGAGGTCTAAAATGATAACAGCTTCAACTAATTTAAAGAATACTCTTTATAACAATACTAACATTCAAATAGACTCAGGATGCTATATTGAATATAATATGAACCACATGCTAGATAATATTTCTGCAACAAACAATATTGCCGATTCGGCATACACAGGTCAAATTACTAATGCAATAGGACAAGCATCTTGGCCTTCAAGCCGACCAAACCCTTATAAAAAATTATTTCCCGTAGACTCACTAATAAAACCTTTTAGGCCTTTAAGCTCAGGAATTAAATATTTTATCATGGCAGATGCCGATACATACACAAATTCATTTTCACCGTACAGGTCTGTGAAGTATCCAGACAATCAACCTAGAATATACTATCCAGGAGTAGAAACTTTTTATAAGTATTGGGTTACTCCAATAAATACGGGAGCAAATGTAACAATAAATTATGCTACATCTGGAACAAAGTATGCTCTTACAAATAAAGTTGTATTAAGGTTTGAAAAAAATCACACGCTTCCATCCACCTATACAGTAGTAGTAACTAAGTCAGATAATACTCAGGTTACAATTGCAAGCGCATTGTCAACTCCTTCCGATGGGAATGTATCTTTATCTTATAATGGAACATCATGGACATCAAGCCCACTACCAGAGCCAACATCTTTTGGAACACCAATATCAATTAAATCTGTTACAGTTACAACTCCAAGCGCTGGGGCAGGGAAAATAATTGGTCTTATAGAGATCTCAGCAAGATGGGTAAAAGATATATCATCAGATGTAGTATCATTTGAAATAAATAAAGAATCTTCATCCAGCTCAGAAGACATACTGCCAGTTGGAAAAGTAACCGCTAATAGTTTAAGCGTAAGTTTAGCAAAATTTAATCAAACAGCACCGCAATATATTTCCTATAATAGGACCTCAACGCTAGATAGTTCATTAACATATATATATAAAAATGCAATAATTAATCCGTATTTTAAAATATACCATTCAAATGGAGCAATTACTGAAGGATCTAAAAAGTACGACAAAATATCTCAAGGGTATTATTATGTAGACAACTGGGACATAGATAGCTACGGGGAGTCAACAGTAACTGCATTAGACAACACTAAGTATTTAATGGAAACCGTGGCACCAGATATTCTTTGCGAGTACTACCCAGCCACAGCCGTAATTAGAAGACTACTAGACTCAGTAGGATTTACAAACTATTCTTTTAATTTAACATCTGATACAGATAATTCTATACCATTTATTAATTATTTTTGGACAGATGGAAGCAAGACTGTGTGGGAAAATATTCAAGAAATATGTAGAGACATACAGATGAATGCTGTAGTGGACGAAAACAATATACTGCAATTTTATAGTAGAAACTATATGTATTCAAGAACTGAAAAGTCTTGGAATTTTTATTATGAAAAAGACGGTACATATTTGCCAAACATAGCTAGCTTTAATCAGAAAGAAATAGCATCAGCAAATCAAGTTAAAGTTCTTTGGTCTACCCCAATATCATCTAGCTATCTAGGCGCATCTGGTCCCCTGTGGCAGTCACCAACCTCATATTTAATTGCTGGAGGACTAAAAGAAACTCTAACTTCAAGTAGTGCTAAAATAATATTAGATTTAGGAACTTTAGATAAGTACAGCAAGTTTCAATCAGGATTTAATTTTAATGGATACTTCATGATAGACTCAGAAATAATAGAGTTTGATGCAATAGGTTACCAGTATATTCCAAAAGAACTAACCCCTTCTACAATTTATGACGCATTAACAGAAACAAACGTTTCAAATAATGGATCAAACTTTATAAATATTTGGATAGAGAACTCAGCAGATGTAAATAAATATAGAAATTTTTCAAAAGTAGGAACCGCAGACATAAACTCAGAAATTTACTTTAAGCCAAATGGAGCATACAGGGTTAAAACAAGAGGAGCCCTGGGAACAACAGCCGCTGCACATAATGCTAGTGGTGTGCCATCAACAGAATATTTTTGGACTGGAACTTTGGTGACGCAAAATGCGTGACATATATCCAATCGGAGGGTCATATACTCAACTAGCATTTGTTAAAAATTTAGTAATAAAACCATTATCGTACACTTCAGTAGAAATAAATATAGATACCTACGAATGGTCTGTTAATCCAACATCGTACAGCATTTATATACAAAAAAAGATATACTCTGGCGGGGTATGGGTAAACGACCCGTCATCTGCAGAAGTTTCATTAAGCAAAAATGCCGATCCTTTTGTTATTGATAATTTAATCATGGGAGCAACCTATGATTTTCAAGTAGTGCCATATCTAAATTCAAACATGGGCTACGGAATACAGCAAAAAGATTACACAATGCCAACTGATGGAATTTCCATACAAACGCTTTCATCTACTCCAAAAGATTTTAAAGTGGCAAAATCATACATGGCTTTATCTGTTACAGAGCAAGACTACTTGGCAAAAAGATACGCTATTGCTTTTAGAGAATTTCCAGCTATCGTTGTTCCAACAACAAAAACAGTTTCTCAGGTAAATGGAAATGAATACAACGTGGGATACTTTTCGTATGGCACTAGTTTAATTTTAGACAATACTGTTGAAAATCCAAATCAGATGGGAGGTCTAGGATTTTTTGTAAATAGTTTGGGGCAAACTGGATATTATATTTTAATAGAATCCACATCTTCCGCAGCAGCAGCAGATAAAAAATCAGTAAGAATTGTTAAGTTTGTAGGAAATAAAGTAAAGCCATTAAAAGAAATTGGAACAAGAACAGAGTCTACAGTAGAAGGAATCTATGGCGGAAGAATATATAATATTGATGTAAAAGTAAAAATAGAAAATAGAGTAGTAAATATTGATGCTTATATAAATGGCTATAAGGTTAGCTATCAAGATTCAACGGTTAAAACAGCAAGTAAGGTTGCCCTACTAGAAACATCTATTCTTGCACCAACTAATAAAGTTGCAGTTATATGTGGCCGTGGCGAAGTTGCATTTGATTATGTTTACGGAAATGAATTAAAAGATTATCAGTACGTAGATGCAAGCTTTGATGTAAATCTATATCAAGGTCAATTTGGAAACGATTTAATTAATACTTCATTTGGAGACCTTTCATATATGGGCAATTATTCTCAAGATGAGATAGCAATTGGAAACAAAAAGCTAACCGCCCTAGACGAGTTTGGAACAGTCGTAAGAGAAATTTTAAAGGTAGATGTTAAATACGACACAAGGCCGTCATATCCAATTAAATGGAGTACTGGTATAAATAAATATGCAAGTCTTATTGGTCAAAAAGTATCTAACTTTGGAGCACAAGCATATATATTAAATAATACATCTACCAGCATACCAATATCAAATGGACTTGAAGCAAGCCTTTATATATATGGAAATACGCTAGGAAGTTCTGGGGAGCTAGAATATAAAACAGACGGGCTAAATGATTACGCAACTGCAGAGCCAGTTATATTTCAATCTTCATGGCTTCAAAACGAAGCGGACGTAAAAGCCCTTGCCTTATGGATTAAAAGTAATGTTATTAATAAAGGAAAATTAATAGATATGTCCATATTTGGAAACCCACTTATTTCGGTAGGAGACATAGTTGGAATTAAATACTCTTACCATGGATTAGCGGGAACAGAAAATTTTATAGTAACCAATGTAAAGCATTCCTATTCTCAAGGATTGGAGACCCAAATAACCTGTCGAACCTTATAGGCGAAATGGTATAATAAAATATGGCTAAAAATATTAGAACAGACATTAAGGATATTACTAGAGGGTCAGTAATAGCGCTCCCAGTAGACCACCCAGACGCTATACATTTACATCCAAATGATTATATTGCAATTAAAGGTGGGTCAATAGACTATTCTAAATATTTAAACTCTAATCCATATGCCTACATATCCACCCCAGACACATTAGAAAATCAAGATATTTTGGCGGGAGACCCAATAACAATAGATGAAATGTTAGACATTCCATCATTAAGCGATATAGAAAGCGTTGTTTATGAGCCATATTATGACACTGTTTCTAAATTGCAAAAAGTTAGAGCATTAATTAAAATTAGAAACTCTAGTAAAAACCCAACCAATATTGCAGGTGTAGACACAAGAATATTTAACCCTAGTACAGTAGTGCCAGTTGTTTTAAATACAAGCACTACAAAGTCCGTAGAATTTATTACTCCGTCTCCAGGCATTCCAAGTGTTGTATTTAAAAGAGATTCAACTGCAATTGCATGGGGCTGGGACAATGTTTCTGGACTTGGATCATATTCTTCTGTATCGTATGAATGGATAATTAGTTCATCAAGCGGAGCCTCAGCAGCAACATTAGATAGCGGAACATTAACATACTCAACATCTACAAGTAAACAAATAGGAATTGGTGGAAGCATAAAGCAATATAGAGTAAGCTCTAGAGATGGAAATACTAGCGCTACATCTTCACCAAGATGGCTAAGAGTAAGGGCAGTTGTAGTAGGAACAAATGGTACTACATATAGGTCTAGTTACTCTACACCAATTTAATAGGAGAATAATGATAACAAAATTTGGAAAAAGATTTTTAACCGATCAAATGGCTGGTAACGTATCTGCCTTAAATAAAGATATTGCCATAGGAATTGATTACACCGCAGATACTGAAAATGATACTAGACTTGGGTTTGAGTTCTACAGAGTTCCAGTGTCATTTGGAACTACAGATATACAAACACTAAACGGAGTCACATCATACTCAGTAATTTTTAAAGCAACAATTCCACAAGATGTTGAAGGTCACATTAACGAGATAGGTCTTTATCCATCAACAAGGTCTTCAATAAATAACTTTGACAGTAAATTTATAACAGATTTTGCAACCTACACAGACTGGACAGACACAGACGGATTTAAATCAGACTATTTAACTGGAAGTCAAAGAATTGGAAACACTATACTACTTATGCAATCAGCTGCAACTTCTGCAAACGAATATATTCAAAACACAGTTAATTTAGATTTATCTGGATATAGCGCTAATGATACTTTAAGATTGGCATATTACAAACAAGATGCAAATTTAGCATCTATAAAAATTAGATTCTATAGCTCAGACACAGAATATTTTGAAAAAGTAATTACACCAGCATCTGGGACTGGAAACAAATTAACTGCAGATATCCCAATGTCAGAAATTTTTAATGGGGCAACAGCTGTAGCACCAGATAAGTCATCTATTATAAAAATAGGAATAACTATAACCCCATCTGCAGGGCAAACAACTTACGTTGGATTTGATGGATTAAGAATAAATGATGAAGATACATTTGATCCAAACTTTGGATTAATTGGAAGATCTGTCGTATCTACAACAACTACAGTGTCTGGAGTATCTGGGCAAAGTACTATAACGGTAGGCTCTGTTAATAATTTATTTATAGGACAACCTGTATCTGGAACTGGAATAGCGACAGGTGCTTTAATTAGCAGCATATCAGATAAAACAATTACCCTTTCATTAAACAATACAGGAACAGTTTCTGGAAGTGGAACTTTTTATGGAATTAAAAAACTTGCTGGAAGATCTTTGGATCTTGAGTATAAGTTAGATTTGGACTGGAATATCTAGGATGGCAGCATATCAAGATTTGTTAAAAGATAACTCCGTTGCAGTTGAAAACGGAAATTATTTTATTGTAACAGTAACAGATCTTGATTTAAATGAAACTTACCCAATTCAATTTAGATGGAAATATCAAGATGGAACGTATGGATTGTGGGGAGCTACTAAAATTTTAACAACCCCTGGAGAAACAGTACCAGGAAGACCAAATTTAGGAATTACAGATGTTGTTGGAGATCAGGGATTTATTAAAATTACTTGGAACGGAAATGATAGTTCTGGTAAGCCGATTTCTAATATAGATAGAGTAGACATTTATATTGATGGTGCTCCATTTGATGCAACAAAACCAGCGGCAAGTTTTAAAACTGCTGGTACACAAACTATAACAGCACCAGCTGGACAATATATAGTTGCGTTGTATGCAGTAACAAATTACGGGGGCACTTCTCCAGTAAGTTATTCAAGATCAGTAACTGTAACGGGACAAGCAGAAACAATAGTAAACCCAGAAGACCCATATGCACCAACAGTAACCGCTGGCTTAGCATCTTTAATTGTAGAATGGAATGGTAAAAAGTCAGATGGTGAAGGTGGGTATACAAATTTTACAAAAGGATCTTTTGCGGGAGCAAAAGTATTTATTGGTACCACTGCAGATTTTGTTACAAGTGATAACAATTGGGTACATACATTAAACTTTGCAAACGGATCTAATAAGGTTTCAATAGGAGTAGGCACAGTTATTAATAAATCTACTGGTGCTACATTACAATATGGAGTTCCTTATTATATAAAAATAGACACAATTAATTCTAATAATTTATCCAACGGACAACCAGTATCAGCAAGCGGAAACCCAATAACAGTAGATATGCTTCCTGCAAGCGAAATTAAAACAGGATTCCTGGACGCAGATGCTTATATTAAAGCTGGCGCAAATGGTGGAGCAAGAGTTGAAATAGGTGGATCTACTACACCATTAGTTATTTATGGAACAGATGGAACAACAGAATTATTAAAATTTACTGGAGGGTCTACAGGAACATTAGCAATTAAAGGCTCTGGAACATTTACTGGAAATCTTTCTATTGGAACAGGCAATACAGTTTTCAAAGCAGAGCCAGCAACTGGAATATGGCTAGGAAATGCTAACTACGCAGATGCAGATTTTAGAGTATCAACTAATGGTGTATTAAGAGCAAAAGCTGGAGAAATTGGTGGATGGGAAATAACAGGAAGTTATTTACAAAATACTGCAGGTACATTTCAAATAAATAGCAATTTGTCTACAATGTATTTAGGAAGCCCAGATTCAAGTCACATAAGATTTACTCCTTCACAAATTGCACATTATAGTGGAGCGGGATCACTTAGTAATAAATTTACTTTAACAACAGCAACTGGTGCACTAACTTTATCTGGAACAATTACTGGTTCTAACATATATGGCTCTAAAATTACTGCAGCATCTTCTGAAAGTGGAAAAAGAACTGTTTTAGATTCAACAACAAATGCAATATCTTTTTATGATAATAGTAATGCAGTAGGTCATATTTCTCCTTCTACTGGTGGTTTAATTTTTACTTCTGGCGCCAGCGCAGTAGACACAAGAGTAAATGGGTCTTATCCTAGATTTGAAATGAGAAGTAATTATGGATTTATATTTGAAACTGGTGGGTGGGATAATAATTATTACGGAGGGTTTCAAGTAACTTCTGAAAATTATGGTACTAATAAAGTTTATACAGATTTACAAATTTATGGAAATACTAGAGTGTATGATAGTTTACAAATTCAAAGCGCAAGACCAATAGCAGCTATATCAAACTCAATATTTGGCGGAGCAACTTATATAAATTCTAGCTGGCCTTCTTCTCAAGAAGGACTTATAATGCTAGTATACAATCCATAATGCCTTCGTTTATTAATAAAAATGGTTCATGGAAAACTGTTCTTGATGGATTTATTAATGTAAATGGTTCATGGAAAAAAATTCTTTATGGATTTATAAATGTTGCAGGAGCATTTAAATCATTCTGGTCTGCAGGTCTAGTGCCAGCAATTTCTCAACAAGTTACAATTTCTAAATCAACAAATACTAATGGAACTATAAAATTAACTGGTAAAAACTATTATTGGACAAACTTTTCTAGTGGAATTTATCAATTTGAAAAATATAATAGTGCCTATACAATATGGGTTACCCCTGAAATGGATGGGGGAACTATTACAAATCCTTCTATTGGCGCATTTAATACAAAAACATATAATGTATTGCAATCAGATATGTATCCAAATAAACAAAATAAATTTAGATTTTCTGTAGTAGCAACATCATCCACTGGTGGTGCAACAACTTCAAGTTCTGATTCTGTTATATTTGAAATGCCAAGAGATATAACAAATTTAACAATTAATGAAAATACTTATACAGCAGTTACAAATAATTATGCAATAACATTTACATGGACTCCATCTCAATATTCTGGATCTCAGACAATACAGTATAAGAAATCTTCAAGTAGTACATGGTTAAATTGGGTAGCAGTTGATGGATCAACTGGATCTGGAGGAGTTGGTGCTCTTGATGCTGGAACATCTTATGATTTTAGAGTATTACCTTGGACAGGATCAGCAGAGGATGGATATTATGGTAACTTTTCAAACATAATAACTGCAACTACTCGTACTGCAAATAAACCAGGAACACCAATTAATTTATCAGCAAGTGATATTACAAGTAATAGTTTAACATTTAATTGGCAGGCAAATAGCTCAGGTGGGGCTGCCACATATTATCTTTGGACCTATAATACTAATGGTGCAACTCCAAATTCGGGTAATGCAGTATATTCAACTAGTACACCTATAAATGGATTAAACCAATCTACATTATATTATTTATGGGTAGTTGCTGGAAATGATGACGGGTACTCTAATTGGACATCGATACCAGTCTACACTATATCAGCAGTTATTACCCCAGGTACTCCACAAAATTTAAGTCATACAAAAGATTATTCAAATGGTTATATAAGCACTAGTCTTGAAGCAATTTCTACAAGTTATAAAATACAAAGATGGAATTATACTGCCGATGTAAATTATTATTTAACTTGGTCAGCTGCAACAAATGCTTTATATTATGAAATTTCTTATAATACTTCAAATTCAAATACAGGAACAGTTTGGACTACAACATCTAATACAAGTTTAACGGCATCATGGGGACTACTATCTATTTACTCTTACACATATTATTATTGGGTCAGAGGAGTTTCTTCAGATGGAACACGGGGAAGCTGGAGTTCTGGTACTGGAAGTAATGCGCTAATACCTACATCAACAAATGCATCTCTTAGGCTATACCGATGTGATGATAGCGCATTTAGCAGCCGTACATCTTTATTAAATGATCTTGGCTATGAATGGACTGGGGTGAATACTTCATATTCACATTACGGTTATATATCCGCAACAATAGCAGGAACTTCAGTTAGTGCTAGGTCTACTGGATGCGTTCCTTATATTCCATCAATTACTTATGGAACATGTGATTATTATGCATCAAGTAGTTCTTATGAATGTTCTGGGACTCAAAATAGAGACTATACAACATATTCTTATAGAAGAAAAATATATATTGACGGAGTGTGGGACGGAAGCTCTTATGACACTTCTGGATGTTCAAGTAGCACAACATATGGATCTTATCAATATACAGTTGGTAGATGCGGATATACAGCAAGCA